GTGTTCATTAACATCTATCTCTTCGTGAATAATTTGACCAGGAAAATCCTTATAACCCTCCGAAAGCATTCGCGCATGAGTCATGTTTTTTGCTTTGATTATTTGTTTCTTTGTAACTACATAAGATTGTTCTGACATGTATCATCCTTTAATAAGTTGAACTACTACCCATTATAACAGAATAAACTGCCAATGATCCAGCTGTCATATATGATTTATCGTCTGACAGTCTGAAATCTTTATTGGCAATATTTTGATTGTCTACCCTAATTGACTTTACAGAAGCAGAAACTATGACCTCTGATGCATTTCTTGCCTGGCGCTCAAGTTCTGTTACGGATATAGAATCTCCAATTGACAAACTATTAACATATCTATTAACAAATATTCTTGCTTGATTTTCAACCGCCCTAGCTGTATCGCTTGTTGTGCCCTCCCTTAAGATTACAGACATGCTTACATCTACCGGTTTTCTTTCTGCAATTCTTACATTGAGATTAACGCCAACAGGCTTAATGGATCTAACTTGATCAATCACTAAATCGGACATTGTTGCTAATCCAGATCTTGTTTCTGGAACTATTATGATATCACAAGAACCTATTCCAAAAGAAGCTTCTCTAATTTTTGCGTCTTTCACGCCCTTGACTGCCAACGCAGCGAAGCGAATTGATTCGGCGGTTCCCGTACTAGAACCCCTAACGGCAGAAATAATTCTTCTTCTATAATTGTCATCAGACTCTGAATTCAAACTACTGTATACCTCTTTGGGGTTGTTGCAGAAAACAACCACTCCAGCTGGTGGAATAAAATTATGTTGTGTTAAAGTATTTCTTGCGGCAGTAATATTGTTATCTGGAAATTTTGCCTTAACTGCTCCATAAGCTCTCGTATTTCCGTTCGGAATAATTACATCTCCATTAAGCTCGTACATATATTGAGTAGACGAATAGCTGCTTACGTCATTAAAAACCAAAGTTCCAGATGGTATTACAATTGAGGTATTGTGTGTTTTACTTATAAAAAATTCTATGTTTGCAGTTGTCCTTTCTGGCACGAGCTCAGAAGAAACGGATCTTCTTGGCACATTATATAAAGCTCCTATCATATCTAAATTAATTCCATTTGCTGTAGATAGGTTTGATTGTTCAACGCTTATTTTTAGGGCGTTATATAAATCATATATTTCAGAATGTATTGCTTCTGCAAAAGCTCTTGCTATAGAACCGGGTGAAATAGACGCTATTCCAGCGTTTTTCTGCAGCCCATCCAAAGATGCCATCAGCATCTGCTCTTTTGTTTTCATATTCATCATTGGCATACTATGCTCCTAAATTCTGAGTTACAGACAAAACCACAGGTTGATAACTGGTGCCCGCTAAATATACATCAAATCGTATAGAATCTGCGCTTACCGGTACTGCTTCAATAGTAATTTGTTTATTTTTAAAAACTCCTTCTCTTTCTAAAGCTGCCCTTATAAGCCTCTTACCAAAATCTCCGGTTTGAGGCGTTTGGGGCATTCCGTAGAGCATTGATAGCTGAACGCCTAATTCTGGATATATAAAAAAATCACCAGGTTCAGTCATAAGTCTGATGTATACCTGTTGTATGTCTTTTGTTGCGTAGTCCTGAGCCATGGCTATATCCCCAGACCCGTTAATAACCAAATCGCCACTTAGATCAAGGTAAAAATCAGACATCGCTGCCCTCCAGTAATCTTGCTTGTGCTTGCCCCATAGTATATCCCGCCTGCTTCATTTTTAAAAGTGCCTCTATAGCGGCTTGTTTTGCCACTTTTATCGCATCTTTGTTTTTGTCCCAAAAAGAATTAGCTTCGGCGAGTTCTTGTGCGGTAAGGTTTTCATCTTTGGAAACTGGGGTTGGCTGCAGGTTTTCCTCCCATGGAAGTGTATTTGTAGCCGTTACGTATTCGTATTCACCCTGAATAGTAACTGTAGACTGAGCGTCTTCTTGGTCATATTGACTTATATTCTTTATATAATAATCAGCGTTTTTAAAACCAGGATTAAAATCCCTATTGTTTGATTGAGTAAAAGCTGGCTCCGTAAATACGGTAGCGGAACTATTAAACTCTTTAGAATTCCACTTTAATCCGTCTTCTTTGGAGTGAAATTTAATATTATCAGCAAAAATAGATACTGTTCTAGTTGAGCCATTTATAACTATGCCAACTCCTGGGGCAGCAAAAATCTCAATATCACCAGCATCAGTTATTCTTAAAAATCCAGAATTGTCTGGATGAGTAAGTCCAACCTCTCTAGACGAATAGGTTTTTCTTCTGTTAATTTCATCTGCCTCTGTGATTGTTTTCCCAACAGAAGATTCATAGCTTTTATCTGAGTTAATTTTTGCAGCCATAGTTACACCATAAATCTCGGTATTCCAGTATCAACAAACGTAGACGGCCCGTACTTACCGATGGACGAACCGTCATCTATAAAGCTAACTATATATGGAGATGTTTCTGCGTCATCCCTAAAACCAATAACACATCGAGATCCGGTAGTTGGAGCCACCATTTGCACACCCTGAATTGATGGACATGGTATGGCTTGATACATGTTTCCGAGCGGTATTAGCAAATTTGTCATCCATAATAACCATAACTGTATTAGTAATTTTATCATATGACATCACAGTTCCAAATCTCGTCTTTGCTTGCTGTAGACGTTGACTGTCCAGATGTGCATTTAGTCTTTCGTCAAATTTTGGATAGTATTTCATTGTCCAATCCTCCCTACACTGCCCATACGCTAGAACATCCAACGTACGTATATTTACTACCTGGAAAACCGCTAAATGTTATAGCTCTTGGAGATGGTCTTTCAGTCGGGCTACTGTGCTGATCTACATATTCTCCACCGCCTACAGATACGCCTACGTGACCATAATTTTCGTCTCCTCCGCTCCAGAATACAAGATATCCAACCGGAGGATTTTTACCCTTATCGGAGTCTGCAGCAAACCAGTGAGTATTTTCTGTACCGCCCTTAATATTTTCCCAATGTTCACCAGCGGAATCAAACTGTCGAAGAGTTTTTGTTGGCACTGTTTGTTTAATTGCTTCTCCAAAATTTTGTTCATTCCATTCCAATTTTTGCAAATCTGTTTCTGGAGTTCCGAAAAGACCTATCGCTGCTGATAAAACTCTTGCAAATCTGTCACACTGGAAATTGCCGTTGAGATCTTTTCTGTAAGTGTTCACCCAACCCTGCGTCTTTTTTGCCCTTAGCCAATCAGCGGCGCTTTTAACTTCAGTCTTATTAAATGCCGGCTCCTTATCATCATTTTCTGCTCCAGTGGAGGACTCTGTGGAACCATTACCGTAAGTAATTGGCTTACTCTTTGACTCATCTTTAAGAGTTCCATTTTTGGGTTTATCATAAAACACTTCGCCACTCATCCAATTTTCTATATAGTTGGTGGTTTTAGGATTAAATTTAGGGAGATTATTTCTAACCCAACTCGTAAGAGTATCTATTGATTTTCCGCTTGTTAGATAAACATCTACTGCGTCTTGGAATCTTACCTGGAATATAAAACCTACATCTGATCTATTCGAGTAATCGCCCCAGTGAAGAAATCCATTTGATTGAGTTATTTTAGATGTGATTTTAAAATCACTTCTGCCCCACTTGTTTATTAACATCCACACTTGATTGATGGGATACCACAATCTATCATCGGTATCTGCTTTTCCGTTGTTTTGAAGCTCAATCATTTTCTTTGCTATTGCATTAGGGTCCCATCCGGCTGTTTTGCCAGGAACATAAGCGAGTTCCGCTGCGGATACCATCTGTGGATTGATCGTTGTTCCATCGTAGTATATTGGAACAGAATTAGAAGTGTTTCTTGATTTGCTTATTAAAGAAATTAAATTAAATTGAAACATTCCTACTGAATAATCACCGGTATAACCATCTGCATTCTCGCCACATTTGCCATTAAAGGAGCCTGGATTACCGACACTCTCTCTTGCCGCAACAGCGCACATTACAGCTGCCACTTCTTCACTAAAAGGACCTTCTTGTGATAATATTATAAATAACTCAGTCAACGAAATGCTTGCGCTAGCTGATTTGTAATTTTGTTTTGATTTTTCTCTAGCTTCATTAATGTCTTCTTCGGTATTAACAGGAACGCCTGAGTCATCCGAAGATTGTGACTTTGCTGCAGATTCAAAACCCGGAGACCCTATATACTGTCCAGCCCTACTGTGACTAAAACTTATGTGTATATTATCTTTGTGCTCAGGTGCAGATTCAAAGTTAACATATTTTAAATTTGGATACATTGTTTTTAAAGGAGTGCTCTCACTATCAAATCCCTCCATCACACCAAGGTCTCTTGCCACATCTGGCGACATAACAATTAAATCAGGTATTAGCTGCATAGGCATTGAATTTAATCTTGAAAGAACATAGTTTAAAGATGCAGCGTAATGTTCTTTTGATTTATCAAAATTTCTAAAAGAACCTATTTCATCTATGTCAAAAGCCCTACCAAAAACATGATCAGATATTGCGTTTGTGTTATTGGGATCTACGCCATTAGATGGATCAACGCTTCTTGTTGTTTCATCACTTTCGGATAATATAGCTCTGGCTAATCCAAATCTACCTTTTATTTGGACTCCTCTTGTTGGGTCTGTTAACATCAGCAGGCATTCA